GTTTCCCGACGCCGAGAGTGACGAACTTTCGTGGAGGGTCAATCCCAGGTGTGAGCGATCCACCACGCATTCGTCACCACGGCGACGACGAGCGTGAGGGCGATCAACACGACCCAGGCGACAACCTTCACTGCCGGCCTCCGTCGAGGTCAGCGAGCAGGACGTTCTCGACCCGGCACCGACCCGCCCCGACGTCGAACTGAGCGAGGGGGAACGAGCACAGGTGGTCGACGTAGGCGTGCATCGCGACGAACGACCAGCGGTTCCGGGCCTCGTGGTAGTGCACACCGCAGAGAAGCGACTGCTCGCCGTCCTTCGTCCAGAGAACGTGGTAGAGGGCGGGCTGGCTGCACAGGGTGAACGGCTTGTCCTTCACGACCCGACCGCAAACGAACGGAGGAGCGGCGCCATAGGTCGGGGGTACGACGGCCATGCTCACCTCCTCACCATCGACGGCTCGCCCGTCGGGCCCGCACGCTTTCCGGTGGTCGGTTGCCCCTCGCGCTGTTGCAAGTCAAGTGAGCATGACGCAGGTTGCGACGGTCGATCGGGCTACCACCGAGGGAGCGAGGCACGATCTCGTCGACGGTGCTCGAGTAGCGATGGCCCACGGGGAGGGCCAGGTCGATCGCCCGACCGCAGAGCCAGCAATACGGCTCCTCACGTCGAACCTGGGCGACAACGGTGCGCCGAGGTCGACCGTAGAGGCCGGCCTTGTCGCTCACGTCGATCGCCCTCCTTCAGCGGAGAACGGCCATCGGGACCTGCCCCTGCCATGCCCGAGCGCACCATGGGGCGGTCGACCGGTGACCGTAGTGAGGACGATACCCGCAACGTCGCGTTGCGTGGTGCATCCTGCGCTTTCGATCCGTTTTCCGATTTTCCACCGTGTCACGCCCTGACCCGGCTCGTCAGGTAGCAATCAGGACCGGGACCCTCTTTGCGCCGGTCGTGGTACCAGTGGCCCTCTTCGACGGCCGCCGGGCCCTCGTCGATCTGACTGCCGCACCACGCGCAGATCGTCGAGCCCTCGAGAACCTGGACACGGATCACGCCGGGACCCGGCGCCGAGGCGTCACACGAGCTCGGCCCCGCTCACCGACCATGTGCCGGCGCTCGAGGTAGGCCTGCAGCCCGTCGAGGCTGTCGTGCTTGCTGATCCACAGGAGGCACGGGTAGCAGAGGCGCCAGGGCGTCGGCAGCTTCCCGCTGACGTCGCCGTAGTGCTCCATCGGGGTATGGGCCCCGACTCGTATGCAGGACTGGCAGAGCTGCATCGGCTCGGGGGTACCGGTCGCCTTCTCGAGGTGGTCGAGCCGGGCGACGGCGTTCTCAAGGGCCCGACGAGCGACGAGCAGGAGCACGAGGGCCCGCTCGGCATCCTCCTTCACGACGTCGCGCTGCACCCGGAGCGCCATCGGCCCGCAGTCGGCGCACCGACCATCGGGCCGGGAGGCCGGGCGCTCGCCGCAGTCGAGGCACGGGCCGGGCGTCGCCGGCCGCCGGCCAACCTCCACGGGGCGGTACTGGCCGAGGACGGTGTTCTCGGTCGGGCGGGAGACGCCGGTCGATCCGCCACCGTCGCCGCCCTTCGGGTAGCCGTCGGCCACGACCTCGCCGGCCGCCGCTCGACGGAGTGCCTCACGCAGCCGGTGCTCGAGGTCGTCGAGGGGCACCCGCTTCGTCGCCCGGTCGGGCTTGCCCAGGGCCCGCAGGAAGGCGAACAGGTCGTCGAGGTTGGCCGGGGTCGCGCTCATGCCGGCCCCGACTGGCGCCCGGTCGATTCCGTTCCAACGTCGGAACGGATGTCGGAACGTCGGAACGTTCCGACACGCCCATTGTCGGAACGGCTCAGGGGGGTACGCGTGAAGTGAAAATTATATGTCATTTCATGTTCTCCCAACGTTGACCACACGACTCTGTCGGAACGTCATGTCGGAACGGTTCCGACATTCCGACGGGTTTTCCACAGGTCACGCCGGCCTCGAAGGACCGGGCGCCCATCGCCCGCCGACCGGCGCGATCCACTGATTTCGCACCGCCTCGTCGAGCACCTCGTCGACCGTGACGAGGGCTCGGTGCTTGCCGGCGATGGTGCGCGCGATGCACCGGGACGAGCAGGCGTCGCCGTCGCCCAGGTGCTCATTCGCCTCGGCGTGAGCGTGCACCTTGCGAGCTGCCGACCGGGCGGCCGACTCGAGCGCCTTCGCCTCCCGGCGGCCCTCGACGGTGAGCTCCCGGTGGGCCAGCCGGGCGACGGTGGCATCCTCGGCCCGGGCCTTCACGGCACCGATCACGTCGCCGACCGCCCGCCGCACCTCCCGGGAGGTGTCGAGGATCAGGTCGGCAAGGTGCCAGTCCTCGAGGTTCACGTCGACCCGGCCCTCGAGCAGGGCGAGCAGGGCGGCCGTCTTGAACCGCAGGAGCATCCGGTGCTCGTCGCCGACCTCGACGTCGCCGCCCCGGCCCACCCGCTCCCGCTCGGTGACGATGTCGAGCTCGATCTGCGGGTCGACCCGGAGCGGGAACCGCCGCATGCCGCCCCGGGTGATCGCCCGGTCCTCGAGGCGTCCGACCTCCGGCGGCGTCCACGGCAGAGGTCCGGGCCAGGGCGTGCCGGCCGCCATGCCAGGGTCGACGGCCGAGACCCACAGGAACCTCTGCGGGGTGCCGCCGGCGGTGTCGCTCAGGAGCGGCCCGGCGAGCTCGGGCTGCACGCCGAGGGTGATGCCGTAGACGTACTGCTCACCGGGGACGTTGCGCCGGCGATCGGCCGAGGCGTTGGCGGCGCCGAGGGGCTGATTCGTCCACGCCGAGCGAAGGGTCGGCATGAGCGTCGTGCCCTGGCGGGCCGACAGGTCGCCGATCACCTGGCCCTCGTCGACGTGGAAGATCGCGGCGTGGCCGACGATCGCCCGCATCGTGGCCTTGCCCTTCGGGTCGGAGGGGTCGGGGACGGTGCCGTAGAGCACCTCGACCATGCCCTCGCCGGAGCCGATCGGCAGCCGGTCGAGCACGTTGGGCGGCGCCGGCACCAGCTCGGCGGCGATGCTCACGGCGGCGCTCTTGCCGATCGACGGCGGCCCCACGATGGCGGCGTAGTAGGTCAGGCCGACGGGCCCGCCGACCGGCGCGGTCAGCTCGATGACGTGGGGCGTGATCGCCGCCACCCGGGCGAGGATGGCGGCCAGGACGGCATCGGGGGCGACGAGACGGGCCCGGGCCGCCCGTCTGACGTGGTCGAGGGACTCTCTGCTGTCCCACACGACGTCGGGCAGGGTGATCGGTGCCTCCGGGGCCTCGACGGGCTCCTGCGGCGCCCTGGGGGCCTCTGGCGACGGATTCTCGGCCCTCGGCGGCACCGGCGCGCCGAGGAGGTGCTCGGCGCTGCGCTCGGCGAGCCGGATCGGGGCCGACATGCGCTGTCGGATGGCTCGAGCTGCCGCCCGCTCGTCGCCGCCGTGGTGGATCAGGGCGTAGGCGGCGAAGCGGGTGTAACCATGGGCGGCGATGCCCGGCTCGACCGGGACGAACGCCGTCGACGTCGTGTAGACGTGCAGGTGACCATGCGGCCCGATCGTCGCCGAATGCGTCGCCGTGGCCGACGGGTGCCGCCACCTCGAGCCGGGCGAGTCACCGTCACCGGCCACGACCCGCCATCCCGCCGGGATGAGCAGCTCGGTCCACCGGGTGCGGTCGCTGTACCAGTCGGCCGGGCTATCAGGGTCCTTCGGCCTGGGCGCCGGCATGGCCGGGATCGGGGCGTCGTCGGTGAGGAGCTCGACGAGCAGGACCGGCATCGGCGCCGGCTCGACCTCGAGGCCCCGGCCCGGGAGCCAGTAGTAGGGCTTGCCGGTGAGCGGGTGGGGCGAGGGCGGGAGGATCGTGTAGCGCAGATCGTGCGTGAGGAGGTCGATGCCCGACGTCCACCCGCCGTGCTCCTTCGGGGCGCCGAGGCCGCGTTCCCGGGCCCATTCGTCGAGGCGCCGGGTGGTCAGCCTGTCGCCGGGCCGGAGCCACCACACGTGAATCCCGCCGTCGCCGCGGCCGGAGGCGTGGGCCCGGGTGAGGGGCAGCTTGCCGCCGAGCTCGGCCTTGAGGGCGAGCCACGTCTCGTGACCGCCGTGGCGAGGGTCGATGTCGAGCACCACGTACTCGACGGCGATGCGGTGCCCGATCAGGGCCGCCGGCGACGTCTCCCACCACGCGTCGACCTGGCCGGGATCGATGGTCGCGTCCTTGAACCCGTTACGGGTGCCCGGCGCCTTGTCAGCCTTGAGCGGGAACACCTCGAGGCCCTGCTCGGCGTAGGCCTTCGCGTGGAAGGACAGCGGCCCGATCGGCCCGAAGACGTTGGACATGGTCACGCTTCTGTATGGCGGATCACGCGCCCGTGCCCATTGCCTTCTACATCGACGTGCCACAAGCGAGAAATGTCATTCCACGCCCGTTGATGAACCTCGAAAAGGTCTGGGTCGTCCCATGATCGATCGATGAGCGTCGCGTAGAGGGCGCGGATTTCGGTATCGGAGAACGCGCCGGCGGGCGCCGCCGCCCCGTCAGGGACGACGACGCCGTGCGCCGGGGGGGCGTGCCGATCCGTCAATCGAGCAGATCGGAGGCGGTGGGCTGCGACGAGGCCGCCGGCGCCGCCACGCCGGCCGGGACCTGGGGCCCGGTGTCGCCGCCGGTCTCGCCGAGCAGGCCGCTCGAATCGACCGTTTTCGACGGGGGCTTGTAGGCCGCCGCGTAGAGCTTCGGGGGGTTGAAGCCAGGCTTGCTCGCCGTGCCGTTGGCGACGTACTGCACGGCGAGCGTGCCGCCCTCCTCGAGGGAGGCCTTCGCCTCCTTCAGCGCGTCGGCGATGGCCGTCTTCATGTTGGCCCGCACGTAGATGTCGCGCAGACCGTCGTCGGCCGGGTCGGACGGGTCGCGCTCCTCGGTGGCGAGGGTGATCACCGTCATCATGGCCGGCTTGCCGCTGTCCTTGTAGAACACCGGCTCACCGGTCGCCATGTCGGTCTGCTGGCGCTGCACGGCCGAGACGACCGTGCCCTTGATCTTGGCGTTCATCTCGGTGAACCCGAAATACTTGCTGCCTCCACTGGTGAGGAATTCGTTGACTCCACTCTCGATCATGCTGATTTCCTTTCGTTCACGGTCTAGAACGGAAGACCGAACCGGTCTTCGATGCTGCGAATTACTGCGGCGAGGATTTCGAGCTGTCCCGGGGTGTGACCTCCTTGCTTGAACGTCGGAACGCCGGCCGGCCAGGCGGCGGCGAGGGCGTCGAGCGCCGGCTGCGACTCGTCCTTGATCAGGCGCACCCGCTCGCGCAGGTAGGACGCCCGGGCCTCGGTGCGCTCGTCGACGACGGTGAGCTCGACCGGCTTGCCGATGGCCCGCCGGCCGAGGGCGGTGCCGTCGCGCTTCGTCTGCCAGCACTCGAGCAGGTGCCCGAAGGCAGCGACGGCGTGGTCGAGGTCGATGGGGAAGAGGCGGTAGCCGTCGTCCGGGGTGAGGCTGACGATCAGGCCGGCATCGATCTTCGGCAGGCGCACCCGGCGGCCGTCGATGATCGCGTACTCAGCCATGGAGTAGCCGCCGATCTGCGCCGCCTCCTCCTCGAAGGCGCCGTGACGCTCGCCCCGGCTCTTCCAGTCGACGAGGTAGGTGACGCCGCCGATGTCGAGGAGGGCGTCGGCGGTGCCGGCGTAGCCGAGCGACCGGTTGTAGACGACGAACTCAGACAGGAGCCACCGGGGCCGGCAGTCGGCCACGAACGCCCGACAGGCCGGCAGGTACGGCCGGGCGTCGTCAGGCACGAACCGGTCGTCGATGACGACGTCGGGCTCGGCCAGGTCTTCGAGCACCTTGTGCACGTTGGTCCCGCGCTCGGCCTTCGCCGCCAGGGTGCGCCCGCCGGCGGTAGCCAGTTCGACAAGGGTCCTTTCGCGTTCGAGCGGCCATTTCGATTGATCGAAGAGCCGTTCAATGTTCGCCATCGCGAACTCCGCGACCCAATAGGCGTCGAGCTTCACGAGCTCGCCGTTCGACAGCTTCCGGCGGTAGGGCTTGTCCCACGCCTTCTTCACGGTCGAGACGGCCGGCCACCGTTCCGTCGTCGCCTCGGCCAGCTCGCACGTCGGGAGCGGGTCGTGGTACCACCTCGAGCCGCGCACGTCGACCCGCAGGTCGTCGGGGGTGATCTTCGTCTCGGTCGCCGTCATGCCGCCGCCTCCTGCCGGGTGTGAGCGATGCCGTCGGCCCGGGCCGTGCCGGTGAAGCTGCGCCGGAGCTCCGACGCCCACCCGCACGAGCAGATGGCCCGGTGGTAGATCGACGGGGTCCACTCCTCGAACCCGGGGAAGAGGCTCACGACGTGCCCCGTGGCCGCCGGCATCACGTCTCGTTTTCGTCTGTCGGAACGCCCATCGACACGGAGACGTCGATGCCGTCGAGCACGAGGCCCACCGCCGCTCGCGCCAGAATTTCAGCCGCCTTCGCCGCGTGCTCAGAATTGGCGGTGACGACGGTCGCCGAAATCACCATGAGGGGGTCGCTCGAGGCCGTCACGTCGACGCTCCTTCGGCCAGGGCCGCGTAGCGGGCGAGGTTGCGGTTCTGGATCGGCGACCGCACCCGGCCAGGATCGAGGCCGAGGGCCTCGCACAGGAACCGCACCTCGAGGGGCTCGGCGAGGCTTTCGTAGGTGACCCACAGAGGGTCGAGGGCGAAGGGCACGAAGCTGAGGCTGTAGAACGCCTTGCGCCGGTGCTGCAGCGGCCGGGCCCCGCTCGCCTTGAGCTCGCCCGACCGCTCGGTGAGCGAGACGGCGTGGGCGAGCAGGCCGCGCACGACGACCACCGCCCGGTCGACGGTGCGGAGCTGCGACCGCCAGGCCGACCAGTCGTGGACGTGGGGCACGGCGAGGTGCACGACGTCGGCGCCCGCCTCCCGTAGCACGGTGGCGACGGCGCCGGTGCCGCTCTGCTCGCACCCGGTGACGAGGACCCGGGTCATGCTGCCCGCCTCACCGCTGGCACAGGCCGGGCCTCGAACCGGGCGTTGGCCCGCTTCACGAGCTCGAGCTCGCCGGCGATCACCTGGGCGAAGCGTTGAGCGACCCGGCCGAGCTCATCGTCGTCGAGCTGGCCGAGGTCGTGGCACGACACGGCCCGCGCGATGGCGTGGAAGATGACGGCGTCGGCCTTCGCGCACCGCACGAGGTAGTCGGCCGTCGTCTCGCCCTCGAGCGGCGGGAACGCCTCGAGAGAAGCGGCCCGGCAAGCGGCGATGCCCTCGTTCAAGGGCGTGGCGTCCTTCACGGCAGCGGGGCCCGGACCATGATCGCGTCGTACACGGCCGCGGTCCACCGGGCGTCACCGAGGGCGGTGCGGCGCTCGAACCCGCGGGGGTCGACGCCGACGGCCCGGCCGAGGTCGTTCGCCTTCCACGGCGTCTCCGTGGCGAGGGCCTCCCGGTCAAGGAGCACCTGCTCCTCCGGCGAGCCGGCCGCCGGCGGGTTCGTCGCCCAGGTGGTCAGCACGTCGCGCATGAGCGAGGCGGCGACCATGGCCTCGATCTCGAGCATGCGGTCGGCCCACCCGGGGCAGGCGCCATTCGCCCGCAGGAGCTTTCGCAGGAAGCCCTCGCCGACGTTGAGGCCGGCCCCCACGAGGTAGGCGTCATGCGTCAGCCGGGCGAACTCCTGGCACCACGCCGGGACCTCGTCGAGAAGCAGGACAGGCGTGCGGGACACGCGCTCGTAGAACCGTCCGTCGGTCAGGAACGCCGGGTCGGCCCGGGACAGATCGACCGGGAGCTGCCACCCGTGCTCGATGTCCTGACCATCCCGACGGATGACGAGGCCGACCTGCCAGACCTGGGCGACGTCGGGATCGCGGCCGGTGACCTCGCAGGCGAGGAAAGCGAGGTTCGTCACCGGTCGCCGTCCTGCTCCATGTCGCCGAAGACGGCGACGATGTCGTCCTCGAGCTCGAGCGGGAGCACCGTCTTTCCGGTGCGGCGCTCGAACGCCCGCCGGAGCATCTGAGCGACGACGGCCTTGTCCGCGTCGTCGATGACCTCGATCCGGCGGATGCGGGCGGTCGGCTCCTGGTCGCCGGAGTCGGTGTCGAGCGTGACCTTTGAGCAGTCCACGAGGACGATGGCGGCGTGGATCACGTCGGGCTGATCGACGAGCGCCTCGGCGATCTTCTCGAGGCCGTTGCCGTCGCCCTTCGGGAGCTTGCTGGCGAGCTTCGTCATGCGGGGTTCTCCTGTTCGTCGGTGATGAGGTCGTGCAGGTCGTCGAAGCGCAGGACGGCCCACCACTGGCCGGGGTCGGTCTCGCCGCGCGGCTTGACGAGCACGACGGGCAGGTTCGGGCCGGCCTCGGCCTTCACCTGTCGGAGCCATTCGCCGATGCGGTGCTCGCGCTGGTCTTTCACGTCGATGCAGACGCCGGGGACGCCGTCGATGTCGCCCGGTTGGCGGCCGTCGCCAGCGAGGTAGCGCCGGGCGTCGGGGTGCCCGTGCTCGCGCAGCCAGTTGACCGTCGCCACCTCGGCGCGGTTGCCCTTCGCCCGACCGCCTCCGGCCTTCACGCTGCGGCCTCCCGCTCGTGACCGACGAGAGCGCCGATCACGGCGGCGGCGAGCGGCGGCGGGACGGCGTTGCCGATCTGCTCGAGCCGCTCGATTCGGGTGCCCTGCACCGGGTAGTCGGGCCGGAACCCTTGCAGGATCAGCGCCTCGGCGACAGAGACTTTTCGGCCGCCGTCGGCCATCGTCCGAGACGAACCGCCGGTCTCACGAATCTGCCACTGCGCCCCAGCGTTCGCGGTGAAGCTCGGCGCCGGGCGGTGCACCGATAGGACCTGGCGCTCGCCGAATCGGTTCTGCCCGCGGTTCGTGTGCAGAGCGCCGGTCCACCCGACCGCTTCGGCCATCGTCACCGGCGGGGCAAGGATCGGGGTCGGCGGGCCCGCGGGACGATCGAACGAAGCGACGAGAATGGCCCGCTTTCGGGTCTGCGGGACGCCGTAGTCGACGGCGTTCAGCAGACCGGTCCACACCGAATAGCCGAGCGCATGGAAGCGGGCGGCGTACTCGCGCCAGACAGGAAGAGCAAGGGGAACCTGTTCGCACGCCACCCACCGGGGCAGAAGGGCCTCGACCCAGCGGGGCACCTCCCGCACGAGGTACCCGCTTCTGCCGCTCATGCCGGCCCGCTTCCCGGCAGACGACCAGTCCGGGCACGGCGGCGAGGCGATGAGGCCCTCGACCTTGCCGACGAACGGCTCGGTCGGGTACTGGCTCACGTCGGCCCGGATGGTGCGATGGTCGGCAGCGGATCGGGTGGCGCAGGCGGGGCCGTCCCACTCGATGCCCACGTCGTCGAGGCCGAGGAGGCGCAGGCCCTCGGACCACCCGCCAGGACCGGCGAACAGGTCGAGGATCACGCGACCGCCTCCGGGGACTCGTGGTGCTCCACCGTGAGGAACATGCCGATGCGCTCGTAGGCGAGGTCGGCGTTACGCTCGTCGAGGTCGATCCCGACGGCGTCCCGGCCGTGCCCGGTGGCGACGGCGAGCGTAGTGCCGCTGCCGGCGAACGGATCGAGCGTGACGCCGTTGCGCCAGTCATCGTGCCCGCAGTCGGTCCAGCCGAGGGTGGTGCGGCTGGCGGCGACGATGTGATCCCCGACCGGTTGGCCGCTGTGGCTGTTGCGCTCACGCCCGTCGGCTTTTGTGCGTCCGTCCGAACGGTCGGCCCACGACGACCCGAGGTGCTGGGCATAGTCGTCCGTCGCCTCGGTGATCCGCCTCGACGGCTCGCCGCACCTCCGGCAAACCCGGATCGGGCACATCGCCTTGATCGGCCGCTCGCACAAGGCAGGCGGGAAGGTGGCGTAGTGGGCGCCCTTGTACGGGGCGGTGGGGATGACCCACGTATCGAGGGGCGGGGCACCGGCGGGGTTCTGCCGAATCTCGGCGTTGTTGCTGTCCCAGCCCTGGCGCGGATTCCGCTGTTCGGTGGAGTGCCGTTTCACGGCGTCGGGCTCGGTAAGCGGCGTCCGCGCCGCGTCGAGGTCGAAGTACCGCCGACCCGACATGCAGACGATCACCATGTCGCTCGTCGCCGGGCGGAACTTGTCCCCGAGCGCCCCGACGGGCGGGTTGGGGCGGTGCCACCGGACGACGTTGCGAGCCCGCCACCGTGGCGTCTGACGCCCGGTGAGGGGGTTGAACCCGTAGACGAGGGCGATGCGGAACAACTCAGGGATGAGGCAGAGGGACTTGTCGAGCGGCCAGCCGGGGCCGCCTTGCGTTCCGTTCCGGTTCCGCTTGCCGCCAGCAAAGCCGCCATATCCCGGCTTGTTCCGTACCGCAGACCCCTGAAACTCAGGTTGTCCGGCCCGCATGCCATCGTCGCCGTAGTCGCCGCCGGCGCCACCGCTCCCGCTGTAGGTGTCGCCCAGCTCGAACGCCAGGGAGCCGTGGGGAGCGAGCACCCGGCGGCACTCCTCCACGATGTCGAGCAGGGTGTCGATGAACGCACCCGGCGTCGGCTCGCTGCCGATCTCCTTCGCCTTGTCCGGGTGGTCGGCCGGGAGGTACGACCGCAGGGCGAGGAAGGGCGGCGACGACAGAACGAGGTCGACCGAGGCGTCCTCCATCGACCGGAGCACGGTGAGGCTGTCGCCGACGATGTAGCGGGCGGTGCTCACGCCGCGTCGTCACCTTCGGTCGCCCGGTCGTACGGCCGCCGGGCGCCACCGCTCACGCCGCCGTAGACGTGCAGCGACGGGCACCGATCGGCGTTGCGGAGGGCGAGGTGCAGGTGATTCTCCGCAACGTGCGGGCGCCAGTACGTCGGTCGCACCTCGGCGACGAGGGCCTTGATCTCCCGGTCACGCTCACGCCGGGCCCGGCGAGCTCCTCGATCGGTGAAGGGGCGCACGCCGTATCGCACGGCGAGGATCAGGGCAGCGACGCCGACGGCGACGGCGAACACGGGGCCGTTGATCGCGCTCACGCCTGCCTCACCGGCCGGCGGGGCGTCGACCACCGCACCTCGTGCTCGTCCCACTCGAGCCGGTCGCGCCGCTGGCGGCCGCCCTCGTGGTTCGTGCGGACGACGTAGGTGCCCTCGACCTCGAGGGTCTCGATGCCGCCGTCGGCGAACACGAGGTTGACCTCGGTCACGCGCCGGGCGATCACCGGGCCGCCTGTTCGGACCGGCGGATGGCGACGCGGGCCGCGCCTTGGGGCCGGCGGATGGCGACGCCGAACCGCTCGAGCTCCCGCTCGACGTCGAGCAGGTGGAGCATGTCGGCGGCCCACCGGTGTTGCCACCGCTTCGCCGACGCCTTCTCTTCGGCGAGGTCGTGCTCGAGGGCCTCGACCCGGCGCTGTCGGACAGCGATGCCGTTTCGCAGGAGGGCGTTCGCCTCGGCGTAGTCGGCCTGGCGCAGGACGGCGACGGTGCGGGTGCGCTGCAGCTCGTCGAGCACCCGCGTCGTGCGGGCCTCGGCGGCGTCACGCTCGAGGGCGAGCTGACTGCACCGCTCCTCGGCCCGGTGAAGGCGACCCTCGACGGTCAGGCGGGCGCCGCGGTCGTGATGCAGATGGTCGAGCAGGCTCATGGCCGAACCTCCGGGGGTCGCACGGCATCCCAAACGGCGCGGGAGTGGCGCGCCGCTTCGGTGTCGGGGTCGATGCCGACCACCTCGCACGCCTCGAGGTAGCCGGCCGGGTACGCAGCCGCCGGGTTGCGTGGCTGCCACCGGCTCGCCGCCCTGCCCTTCGCCGGTATGCCGCCGGCGTTGACGCTCTCGAAGGGCGCAGGGAGGGACTCGCCGCCAGAGGTGGGACCGACGGGCGAGCCGGTGACGATCTCGTGCAGGAGCCGCTCGAGGCCGGCCTCGAGGCGACGGTCAGAGCACCATTCGGCGTGCTCCGGCCGCCAGGTCGGCGTGCCGCAGGTGAAGCACTCGACGGCGCTCACCACGCCCGCCTGTAGATCGTGCGGGGGCACTCGACAGTCACCGCCACGTACCGGCTCCGGGGGTAGCTCCACCGCCAGACGTCGGCGACGTAGCGGGTGCCGGTCCATCGGGCCGACCGGCATTCGGACCACGTCCCGGTCGGGAGCCACACGGCGGCCGCCGCCGGCCGGGGCACCTCTTCCTTGCCGAGCTCCGGGCCCCACCCGGTCAGGGCCAACGTGATCACGATGAGCACGGCCACGAGGCCGGCCGAGACGGCGCGGTCGATGGTCATTCGGGTGCCTCCGGCGTCCAATCGCCGGCGGCGTAGGCGAGAAGTTTCGCCCGGGGCACCCGGCGCTTCGCCCCGATCTTCAGCACGGGGAGGCCGGGCACGATGTAGTCGTGCTCTCGGGCCAGCTCGTGCAGGTGGGCCTCGGAGACGCCGAGGATGGCCGCCGCTTCGAGGATCGAGACGGTCTGGCACGGCGTCTTGTCGAACACCTCGACGGCGGTCGGGCGCATGGCGCTCACTCGCCGTCCTCGCGGAAGAGGACGACGGCGTAGACGAACAGGGCCATGACGCAGGCGCCGCCCCAACTCTTCGCCGCGTCGCCCTCGAGCCACAGGTCGGCGCCGAAGGAGGCGGCGATCAGGGCGAGGACGACGACGGTGGCCGCGGTCAGCCGGCTCACGACGCCGCCGCCTCGAGCCACTGCTCGACATCGGTGCGCCGGTAGCGGAGCTGGCCGCCGACCTTGATCGCCGGCGGGCCCTCGTCGTTCCGGCGCCAGCGGTAGACGGTGCGGATCGTGACCCGGAGCTCTTCGGCGAGCTCTTCAGGGGTCAGGAAAGGGGAGGGAGGATCACCGGGTGCACCCACGGGTTGCAGTGTGCAACTCTGGCGATCCGCTGTCAACACTTACGTTTTCGTGACGCAACTCCCGCATTTTGTGACGGAAAGTGACCGCCCGTGTAGGTTTCGGGACGAAACCGCCACCCGACGTGACGGGTGTGCAATGCTCACTTTCATGGCGGAAGCAGACAGGTCGGGCTTCGGCGCGGCCCTACAGAGAGCGATGGCCGGGCGGCCCCGTGAACACCTCGCGGAGCCGCTCGGGATCACGCCCCAGGCAGTGAGCAAGTGGTACACGGGCGACAGCGCGCCCCGGGAGGCCGACCGGGTGTTCCTGATCGAGGAGCTGCTCGAGCTCCCGGCCGGGACCCTGTCGAGGTTCCTGGGCTACCTGCCGGTCGAGGCCGTCACCACGACAACAGTGACACAAGCGATTGAAGCCGACCCCGCCCTCGACGACCGCGACCGGCGGGTGCTTCTGGCGACGTATCGGGAGATGGTCGAGGGGCATCGGACGAACGGGCGGGCGAACCGTCGGTAGCCTCTTGGGCCTCGGCCACCCTGTCGAGGCGGTCGTAGAACCCGCTTGCCGGGAACCACTCGAGAAGCCGCGACCGCGGGACCTCGTCGAGGGCGGCCGTGATCCCGGCCCGCATGGCGCGCAGAGCACGCCGCAACGCCTCGTTCTCTTCCTCGATCTCGCGCAAGTACGACGCTTCGTCGTCCGTCATCTTCGGGAGCGCCCCCGTTCGTCTCGACATGATCGGAAGCCCGTTGCTCGGGCGAAGCGGGGAGCGACGCCCCGTGCCCTGACGGTAGCCGGGTGGGCCCGCCTGCGTCCTATGACGAAAGGGTGAAGATCGAGGTCAGGTGAGCAATTTGCCCAAAACGTCAGCCGCATCGCGGTCGGCAGCGCGCACAAAGTGGCTGTAGACGTTCAGGGTCACGGCGCTGTTCGCGTGGCCCAGGCGCCCGCCGACCGTGACCGCATCGACGCCGGCGGCGATCAGCTCGGTGGCCGCGAAGTGGCGCAGGTCGTGGAGCCGGACGCCCTTCACGCCCTCCCGAGCGCAGAGCTTCCGGAACGCCTGGCTCACCCGGTCAGGGCGCCACGGCCGGGTGCCGTCGAGCTCGTCGCTCCACACGAAGGCCCGCGCCGACAGCTTCGTCTCGCCGGCCTCGGAGCGCTCGAGCTGGCGGGCCCGGTGCGCCTCGAGCACGGCCAGCGTGCCGGCGTCGAGGGCGATGCGCCGGGCGGCGTGCGTCTTCGTCGCCTTGACGAGGAGGCGGCCGTCGTCCTCGACGACCGACCGCTCGATCAGGAGCTCGCCGTGCTCGAGGTCGACGTCGGCCCACCGCAGGCCGCAGAGCTCACCACGCCGGGCGCCCGTCGTCGCCGCCACGTGGAGCCACGACCCGAGGGTGCCGTCGCCCCACCGGCCGGCGGCCTCGATGAGCCGGACCGCTTCGCCGCGCGACGGGGGAGTGATGTCGGGGCGAACGACCTTCGGCGGGGTCGCCATCGTCGCCACGTTGGCCGGCACCCATCCCCACCGGTACGCCTGGCCGAGCGCGCGCCGGAGAACGGCGTGCACCTGGCGCACCGTCGCCGGGGCGAGGCCCTTGTCGAGCAGGGCCCGATAGAACCGGTCCAACTCGGCCGCCTCGAGCCGCCGGAGGGCGATGGTGCCGAGGGCCGGGGCGATGTGCAGGTCGACGAGCCCGTGGTACCGGCGCCGGGTGGTCACAGCCAGCTCGGCCACGTCGAGCCACCGCTCGAGCAGGGCGCCGACGGTGGCGCTCGTCCCGCCGCGCCGGCCGGCGTCGACCTCAGTCACGAGGGCGGCGAGGGCACGCTCGGCCTGACGCTTCGTACCCCGGAACGACCGCACCGCCCGCCGCCGCTTGCGGGTCAGCGGGTCACGGGGCAGCTCGGCGACAAGCTCCCAATAGTCGGGGGCCCGGTCGAGACGGGGCCGGAGGTGGCCCCTCACGACCTACGGCGGTACCGCAAGCAGAGCACGGAGACGGCTGGCTTCCAAGGGGCGAGAGGCACTACATACTCGCCGGCGATGTTCGCCGAGGCGTAGTTGCTTTGCAGGACGTACCGCCCTGTGCGAGTCATCGGCGAGGCGACAACATCACTAGGAACGGCCGAAAGTCTCGGCATGATCGGCGTTCGTAGCTCCGACTCGATGCGCGGGATGCGCCACTCGTGATCGAGCTGTTCGTCGAACCCGTAGAGCCTTGCGACAACGATGTCGGCGGCGAGGCCGTAGGGCCCACCGTCATGCTCTAGGAGGACAGTGGGCTCGCTTTCGATCGTGGCGTAGCACTTCTCGATGAGCGCAGCCAACGCCGGGGTCTGCCACGCCTGCTTCGTCATACCGGCACAGTACGCCGTCGCGCAACGATTCGCCATGCATCCGCCATGCAGGAGGACGGTGCTACCCTGGTCGGGAGGCAAACCCGCAGGTCAGATGGTGCGCCCCCCGGGACTCGAACCCGGAACCTGCGGATTAAGAGAGCGATTGTTACACGCTCCCGATCCGCTAAAGGGCCTCTGACCTGCGTAAACGTAGAGCGCACACTGCACGGATCGGTTGCATAGGGGTGAATCGTCTCAGTTTCGGCACGCAACCGGGCACGCACGGAGCGTACAGTGTTCGCTATGACCCGTGCCCTGATCACCCGCACCTCGGCCACGATCGCGGTCGTCCTGTCGCTGTTCGCCTGCGGCGGGGGTGACGACGACGGGGCGGCCGCACCGACGGGGACTCAGGCACCGGCGTCCGCGACGACGGAGGCGCCGGAGCCTGGCCCCACCACGACGGAGGCACCCGACCCGGGCTCGGTCGAGGACGCCACCCGGCTGCAGCTCGAGCAGGCGGGCGCCGGCCAATGGGGCCGGTTGTACGCGACGCTCCACCCGTTGCAACAGGAGCTCGTGAGCGAGGCCGCCTATGTGGCCTGCGCCGAAGAGCAAGGATGGGGCGGGTACGCCGACGCCGAGGTCGAGATCGACGAGACATACCCGGAGCAGTACACGATCCCGGGCGTCGACGTGGTGACACCCACGACCGCCGTGACGTTCACGCTGTCGATCGACGGCGAATCCTTCACCGACACGATGCATCTCGTCGTCGCCGAGGGCTCGTGGCGCTGGTTCCTGGCTGACCCGTCGGTCTGCATGACCGACGTCTAGACGCGACGCTGCCCCGCCCTGGCCCGGGGGCGGAATCCCAGGCGAGGGCGGGGCAGAGAATGACATCGTACCGGAGCCGACAGCTAGGTGACGGTCACCTCGCCGCACCGCATGACGATCACCTCCGGGTTGTCGGTGACCTTGATCCACGCCAGGTAGCGGCCCTCGGTGAGCACGACGTCGGTGCCGGGGCCGACGAGAATGCGGGCGTCGTAGGTGGTGCCCCCGACCCATTCGCCGTCGTGCCAGTCGCCGGCCTCCGGGTCGTCGGCCGTGACGGTGAAGGCGAACGCCGGCGCCGTCCCGGTCGGGTCGCCGCTCGCCTCCACCGTCGTTCGGAGGTACTCGACCGAGGTCGAGGGCAGGGCGATCACGAGGCGCCGAAAAAGCCGTTGGCCGGCTCCTCGGCCGTCAGGTTCGACCCGTCCGTCGTGACGGCGAAGTCGTGGTAGGTGAGGGGCACGATGGCGCTGTCGGTGCCACCGGTTGTGTCGGGGTCGAAGCACACGAGGATCTTCGCGAGCGTGTTGTTTGACGCGCCGCCGGCCGACGTCCACTCCTGGTTGCCGATCACGAGGTCGAGGTCGTTCGCCGTGTCATCGACGGTCGGGGTGACCGAGGTGACGACCTTGCGGGCGTAGTTCGTGAAATCGGCCTCGTCGTTCGCGGCGGCGAGGATCGCCGCCAGCGTGTCGTGGTTGTTGAGCGCGTCGTCGGCCTCGATGCCGGCGCTCTTCAGGAGCACGACGACAAGGGCGGCGTTTCCGACGCCGACCTGATCGGTGTAGCCGCGGACACGGCCCTTCGCGATGTTGAACACTCCGTCGGCCACGGTGGGCCTCCTTTTCGGGTCAGGTGGTGATGGGGGTGGCGCCGACGAAGCGACTCACGTCGCTGGTCGAGCTCTGTTTGACGAGCGCCCTTGCCGACGCGCTGCGCCGGAGGGGCCCCGCTGAGGCCGTCAGGTCTCGCAGGAGGGGCGACAAGCCACCGAGGCGGGTGATCGCCCGGGCGGCATCGGATTCGGCCGCCTGGCCGATCGTGAGGGCCTTGCCAGCGGCCAGGGTGCGGGCGACCTCGAGCTCGGTGGCGGGGCCGAGCGTGACCGAGCGAGCGACGGTGAGCGATCGGGCGTCGTCCACCTCGAGGGCCCGACCCAGCTCGACCGCCCTCGCCCAGGTGATCGCCCGGGCATCGTCGGCCTCGACGGAACGCCCGATAGCCCGGACCTTCGAGACGGTGAAGGCTCGAGCGTCGTCGACCTCGAGCGCCCGGCCGGTGGCCGTCGAGGTCGTGCCGGCCAGGTTCGGCGTGATCGTGCGAGCGTCGCCGAGCTCGGTGGCCCGACCGATCGTGCGTGCCTTCGAGGCGGTGAATGCCCGGGCGTCATCGACCTCGGTCGCCCGCCCGATCGTGCGGAGCTTCGAGGCGGTGAATGCCCGGGCGTCGTCGGCCTCGAGGGCGCGCCCGATCTCGGCCGAGGTCGTGCCGGCGAGATTCGGGGTGATGCTGCGGGCGGCATCCGTCTCTGTCGCCCGACCGAGGGTTAGCAGCTTCGATGTGCCGAACGTCCGGGCCGCGTCCGTCTCCGTCGCCCGGTCGATGGCCCTAGCCTTCGATGCGGTCAGGGGACGGGCGTCATCAACCTCGGCCGCCCGACCGATCGCCTGGGCCTTCGATGCCGTGAGCGCCCGGGCCGCATCGACCTCGGCGGCACGCCCGACGACCCGGGCCTTCGCCCTTGCAAGAACTCGAGCTGCGCCGGTCTCCACGGCTCGAGCGAGCACCCGGGCCTTCGACCGTCCGACGGCTCGGGCCGCGTCCACCTCGACCGCCCGGCCGATTGCCTCGGTAACGCCAGTCGGCGCCGCCGCCACCTCGATAGCGGTGGCAATGGAATTGTTGAACGAGCTGACTGTGGTGGTCGGGTCCTGCTCGAAGGCGTCGGGGTTGTACGACACCTGGCAGGTGGACGTGGGCGACGCGACCGAAGCACTGGTGAGAACCGTGTGATCGGCCTCGGGGGTGATGGTGGCGCCAGAGCCCTGACGGTTGACGTAGAAGAACAAGGTGCGGTTGTCAGCGCTTGCCGCCCCCGATGGCAGCGTGACGCCAACGGCTCCCGTATCGCTCGCGTGGATAGCCGTTTCCGATTGCACGACGGGCGTCGTGGTATCGACGTCGGTGGCCTCCACCAGCACCGCATGGATGCTCTGCGCGGTGACACCGCAGGCGATGGCAATGGTCTTCGCCCCCGTGGAAGACGCCACGAACCACCAGCAGGCGGCACGGCGAATGTTGGAGGTGCCCCATAGCTCATTCTCTATAGGGGTGAAGGTCTCGCCCGTTGCGGTGGGGGTAATGGTCGGAGCCGTGGCCCCGGTGACGTTGACGCAGAGGAAGTAGACCTTGCCGGCTGTCAGATCGGCCGAATAGTTGTACGACGACGCATCGGTGGATGTGTGAACGGCGGTCCCGTTGAGGGCGAGCGTCAGGGCCATCTAACCGCTACGACCTAACCACCGAGCTGCTCGAGCGCCGCCTGGGCCGCGTCGAGTTCGGCCCGTGCGCTGTCCAGGCGCGACATGGCCTCGGTGACGAGCTCCTCGTCCGTGGGCCCGGGCGGGACCGTGGTAGTCGTCGTCGGCGGCTCGGTGGTCGTGGTCGTCGGCGGCTCCGTCGTAGTGGTCGTCGGAGCCTCGGTGGTGGTGGTGGTCGGCGGCTCCGTGGTGGTCGTGGTCGGAGGCTGAGACGTCGTGGTGGTGGGCTCACCGAGCGCCTCGGACTCTCGCACCGTCTCCTTGAACTCCTCCAACCGCTCGCCCGAGAGCACGAAGCCCAGTTCGCCGTTATCGCTGTTGAAGACGGCAGCGAAGACGTAGCGGGGATCCTCGAGCACGGCGTCACCGGCATCGCCGACGGCCTCGGCGGTCCAACCGTTGTACTCCCCCACGCCCAACCGGTCCGCACCGACCCGCGTCGCCCACGCTGAGAAGTCTCTGATCTTCATGCCCGCGGTGTTGTCGGGGTCGGGGTTCTGCTCGGTCCCGAACTGGTAGAAGTCCGCAGCCACGATCTCGGACAGCTCGATCACGTCGGCCGGGAGCCACTGGGCGATCTGGGCGTCGGTCCAGTCCCGGAAGATGAAGCCGTTCATGATGACCCCCGCCTCGACGTTGTCGGGAGCCCGGAGGATGGGCAGCACCCGGCGTTGCATGGCGGCGAAGTTGGCCGCGGTGCCGTCGTTGTTCGGCTCATGGTGGACGGTGATGAACAGGTCACCAGGGATGGCGTCGAGCTGCGCCGCCAGGTTGCGGAGCTGCGTGTCGTACTGTCCCGCCGCGGCGCCGGCCCAGTCATCGTTCGGGAGCTTGAACGACAGGATCGGGTAGCGGCCGGCCTCGACCTCGTCACGGGCGAGCGTGACCGTGTCGGCCGGCGACGCGAGCTGATCGAACAGCCGACGTGCGTGCACCGGGCCGGTCTGGCTCAGGCGCAGGTCCCAGTCGCTGCGGGGCGTGGACATCCCGATTTTCGTCACCGGGGCTGCCCCGGAGGTGCCGGCCTGGACAAGGAGTCCACCGACGAGGACGGTCGAGACAGCGGCGACGATCACGGCGAAACGACGCCGGATCATGCCCGCACCTCGGCCGCCTTGCCGCCGAGCACGCCCTCTTGCGGCTCCTGCTGACGATCGAGCACGACGCCCTCGAGCAGGCGAAGCACGGCGATGGCGATCGGGGCGTAGGGCGCCAGATCGCCCCAATCGTGGGCCGTTGCCGCGGTGATCGCCGCGCCGATGGCGGCGCTGAGGGCGGCGAGGATAATGGCGCGCGCGAGCGCGACGACTCGAGGGCTCATGGCGGGGCTCCTTCTAGGGGTGGTCGTAGCCGGCTTGCTTCGCCTCGGCGGCCGTCGCCTTGCCGGAGTAGGTGACGGCGTTCGCGATGAGCGAGACGCAGGCGAGGTACACGAGCATGGCCTTCTCGATGGGTTGCTCGGTCGAGATCAACCAGTAGGCGACCGAGACGAGCGGCACCTGCACCCACCACACGGCCGACATGAACCGGGCACGACGGGCCTGTCGGCGAGCTTCGTCGACCGCCTGGTCAGCGTCCTCCGGGGTCACTCGTCGTCCGCCGGCGGCGTCACCGGCGGACAGAGCACGTCGATATGGGCGATCCGGTCCTCGAGGGCGGGACGCTTCGCCTTGAGCTCGGCCCTGATCCGCTCCCGGCGCGGCATGTCCGTCTCGATCACGGCGTCGAAGAGCTGGATCGCGAACAGGCGGTAGTCGTTGATGATGTCGTTCCGGCAGCTTGTTTGCTGCGCCACGTTCGCCTGATACTCGACGACCACCGAGCGCCGGTTGAGCGAAGCCGACAGGTCAGCGATCACCGTGCTCGTGAAGACGGCCAGGGCGGCGAAGAGGCACAGGAGACTGACTGTGCGCCACCGGTTGCGCCGTTCCGACGCGACGAGGCGGTCGATAGCCGGGATGCCAGTCTCACTTGTCACTCGCACGGCTCCTCGTCGTGGGCGGCCGCCGGCCTTCGACTGCTTCGAGCCGGCTGTTCAAGCTGTCGAGAAAGGGCAGGAGCGCCGCGTTCACGGCACCGGACACCTCCCGTCCGACCTCGACGGCGATCTCGTGGCCGACGTCCTTGATCCATGACGAGCGCAGGATCACCATCTGCGCCTCGAGCTCGGCCAGACGGCGGTCGGTCTCGACCCGTCGCTTCTCGTGCATGTCGATGATGCCGGCCTGGGCGGCGATCATGTCCTTGTGGCGGCTGCCTCGAAGCTGGCCGATTCCGCCGATGCCGATGATGAGGGCGCCGACCACCGCCGCCACGGTCAGGATCGTGCCGGCGGGGTCGATCGACATCAGCTCTTCAGCCGCTCGGCGATGGCATCGACCACGGCGTCGACGTCCTGCCGGGGCAACGCAGACACGATGGCCTCGGCGATGGCGCGCGGGTCGCTCTCGATCTTCGCCATCTGCTCGACCTTGTCGAGGATGGTCGAGACCTTCGCCGCGGTCGTGTAGAGGACCGCGTTCGGGTCGGTGACCTTGGCGCCGATGTCTCGCAGGAGCACGTGCCCGTTGCGGCCCTTGGCGATGGCGAGGTCGTCGTGCAGCGCCTGGAGGAGCTCACGGTCCTTGTCGGTGAACATGTCGTCCTCCTCGTCGACGGGCCCGGTGATGCCCCGGAGCCGGCCGATGTGCGGGTAGATCAGGTTCCCGGGACAGCTCTTGCCCTTGAGCGAGTAGTCCCGATGGCCGGTGATCTTCGGGTTGGGAACGAGAGCGCCGATGCGGATGCCCTCGCCGATGAGCCACCGCGCGCTGGCCCACTGCGCCTCGGTCGCCGGCTTCTTGTCGCCGTGTCCGGCGAAGCAGAACGCCTCGGCCGTCGCATTGCGGGTCTCGGTGTGGGCACCCTGTCGCAGCCAGCCGCGCCCCTCGAGGATCGTGCCGGGCTGCTCGATGACGAACGGGTAGCCGACGCCGCTCCACCCTTGGCCTTCGACGTGGAAGCGCTCGATCGCCCGCATGTGGGCGAACTCGTCTCGGGGCGGTTCCGTCGAACCGGCCTCCGTGTGAGCCACCATCTCGCCGAGGGGGGCCCGAAGGACGGCGTTGCGCAGATAGAGCTCGGGATACCGCGTGCCCCATTCGGCGCGGCTGACGATGCGGGTCACGGTGCCGTTCCTTCCGCTTCACTCACGCCGTCCTCGTTGATCAGGACGACCGACTCGCCGGTGGCGTCGAACACCTCGATCCCGATGGAGCTCGAGCCGTCGAGGCTGTCGTCGAGGAACCCGATGCGGAGGCGCACGACGCCGTTCGCGTCGCGCATCGACGCCCGGCGGATCGGTGAGGTTGCCTGCAGCTCCCGCACCGCCTTCTCGAGGTCGATGATGCGGCGCTCGAGCGGGGCCCGGAGCATGTCGGGCAGGTTCGGGTCGGGCGAGGCGGGACCGGGCACGTCAACCTCCGATCGGCGTGAGGTGGATGACGGAGGTCTCGTCAGGGAAAGGCCGCGTGTCGATCCCGACCACGCGGCGGTACTCGTCGATGTCCTCCCACACCGAGGAGTAGATGACCCGCACCTCGTCACCCAGGCCGAAGGAGCCATAGGGCAGGTTCAGGCCGTAGCGCACGGTCAGGCTGAGGACGTTCGGGCTGGCCTTGACCCGGTCGAGGTGCTCGACGACGTGAGCGGCAAGGGTGTCCTCGCCGGCGATGTTGCTGCCCTTCCACGAGGCGTCGGTGAGGCCGTACTTCGCGACGGCGGCCGAATCCTGCCGGGACAGGCGCACCGAAGACTCGTCGGAGCCGTCGCCGAATCCCAGGACCCTCGAGGCCTGCTGGCTGGCGTCACGGGTGCGGCGAAGGCTCAGGACGTTCTCGACGCTGAACGTGACCTCGGTGCGCCGGGTGCCGCGGCGGGGGTAGTAGATGCGGAACACGCGGTCGACGCCGACGGCCCAATCGAACCCGCCTTCGACGGCCGCCAACGCGGCGACGGCGTCGCCCACGTCGATGTCCCGGAAGCCGTCGTACTCCGTGCGGGTGCGGGTGACACCCGTGGTCGCCACGCTCGAGGTGTCGATGCCGGCATAGTCACCCCCGCCCTCGGCCTGGTGGTGGTCGACGAGGGCCTTCGCGATGATCGCCTGGTCGGTGTCAGTGAAGGGCCCGACCCGACCGGCGACGTCGATCTTCCACCGCCACAGGTAGGAGGCCAGGCCCTCGGCCGAAACGGCGATGTCAGCTCGCCCGTCCTCGTCGATCGACTCCTCGACGGCGGTGAGCGGGCCGAGCCAGACGAGGGCACCGTTGCGGCGCACGCCGATCTCGTGTACTCCATCCTCGAGGACCGTCTTCAGCGGCACGGTGAGGTTGCCGTCGGCGTCGGGCAGGAAGATGCCGGGGAGCCGGAAGGAGCACGCCCCGGGCTGGTTCAGCCGCTCGGTGAACACGACGTCGGTGGCCCTGACGAGCTCGGCGACCTGCTCACCGTCGCGGGTCTGGCTGATCACCTGATAGGTGCCCGTCGGAGCACCAGCGGGGCCGAGGACGGACCCACCGCTTCCACCACCCGTGCCGGTCCCACCGGGGACGGTGGGCGGCGGCTCAGGTTCGGACGGTTCCGACCCGCCGAAGGGGCTCGTGCCGAAGGGCTGCATGCCGAACCCGAACCCGCCGGGGATGCCACCGGTCGCGGTGAGCTCCCGGGCGGCGTCGACCTCGAGGGCCCGCCCGATCGCCACGGGGACGAGGCCCTTCGTCGCCGCAAGGGCTCGAGCGGCATCAGCCTCCGTCGCCCGCCCGATCGTGACCTCGACGCCCCCGGTGACCTCCTTCAGCCGCGCCATGGAGAAGGCGCCAGTCATGCCCGACGACGAGGTCGAATTGTGATCGACGGTGACGATCGCCCGGATGCCGGCCGTCACCTCGGCGTAGTACGTCACGCTCGAAATGTCGTTGCCGATGGCGCTGTTCGCCTCTTGAATCTCGGTGTAGGTCCCGAACGTCATGCCGTCGGCCGTGATCGTCTGCGCCGAGCGGGTCGAGGAGCCGTGCGAGCAGGCGGCGACGAATACCATGTCACCGGCGCCGAGGTCGACGTCAGGCTCGAAGTTGGGCGTCGTCCCGAAAAACGTCGTGCTGTTCGTGGCCCGGCCACCGTTGGCGCCGGTGACGTCCCACACGTTCGAGGGGTTCGTCTTGCTGAAGCAGACGGCCGAGGCATGGGCGGTGTTCCCGTTCGTGACGGTGATGACGGGGTCATCCTCGGCCGAGCTCTCGGCGACCTTGTAGAACAGCACCTCCCACGTCTGGCCGACGGCCGAACCCTGGGCGACGCCGCTGTCGGACGTGGCGAAGCTGTCGGGGACCTCGGCCCACCCGTCGGTGGCCGTCGAGAACACGGGCGGCGTACCGGTGCTCACCGGTTTGGCCGAGACGTGGGCGATCAGCACGTCGCCGGCGGCGTGAGCCGGGAGCGGCGGCGTCACCGAGGTCGTGCCGGTAGCGAAGGCACCGCTGCCCTCGAACTCGATGCTCACTGTGTCGGCCTCGGCAGGGGGATGGCATCGACGTCCGTGGCGATCACGAAATCGGAGAATCGGGGCGCGGTGAGGTGCGTGGTGGCGCTCGACGGCGCCTCGGTCTCAACGGGGCCGCCCCAAAAGTTGCGGAACTTCAGGTAGTTGATGAACGACGCGCTCGTGCGCCGCCATTCGACATCGGTTCGCCGGTAGCGCAGAACGCGGGCCGAGCCAGCCGGCTGCACGTAGAACTCGACATAGCCGTTCGCCTGGCCCGGCGTGTTGAGCTGGCACTCACCACAAATTTCGTACTCGGTGTTCCGGTTGAGCAAGAGACGGCTCGAGCCGGTGGGCGTCGTATTCAGCGAAGCGGCGAGGTGAACAGCCGGGTATCGACGACTCACGCCGCCGATCCGGTAGGCATTGAGGTAGGCCTTGAGGATGTGCTTGCTTGAATCGGCCGACCATTTCCCGGTCATCATGCCGGGGTTGAACCCGTCATAGGTCACGAACCCTTGCTGCGACAGGCTGTTGAGGGTCGACGGCCCATTCTGCGGATCGCACCCGCCGCAGTCGCTCACCTTCATATCGCCCAATGCCTGCCAGCCAGACGGCCAATAGCCGACATACGACCACGCGATCTTCGTCATTTCGGTGTCGAGGCCGAGGTCGCCGAACCAGCACCGCCACTCGTAGCCGGCCTTGACCCGGCCGCCGGGGTTCGGCGTCCAGATGTAGACCCGGCCGCCGCCGCTGTCGGAGGCCCGGATGGTCGGCACGCCCTCGTGTGAACCGGTGCTCTGATCGGTGATGACCCGGGCCGGCAGCTCGCGGAACCCGCCGGGCGCCGTGGCGCCGGCGTTGTTGAACGACGACGCCCCGACCCTCGAGCCGTCGAAGACGTAGAGGATGTCCTCGTCACCGTTGAGCAACGCCGGGTTCACGCCGGGCGTGTCGACGTCGCCCTGCGGCAGGTAGCCCGGGGTCGGGGTCGTGCCCACCGCGTTGAACACCGAGCCGTCGTGCCAGACGATCGGATTCGTGCCGTCCTCGACACCGACCCGGACGAAATACTCGCCGGCATGCGTGGCGGTGATGTAGGCGTCCTGAAACGTTCCGGCCGCCGCCGGCACGTCGCCATCGTCGAGGACGACGACGCTCCCGGCCGGCTGTTCGGTGATCTCCCACGTGAACTCGAGCTCGGCGATGGGCGTCTCGGGGTCCGTCGTCGTCAGGGCGAGGAGGTGGAACGGCACGCCCACCTCGATCTCCTGCGACGGCGACATGCGCGGCGTGGGCGAGGCGTTCGTCGAGATCGGCCAGAGCTGCTCAACGCCGAGGTAGACCTTGTCGACCGCCTCCGCCCCGACCCGGATAGCCGAGAGGTTCGCCAGGGTCGGCACTAGTCGATGATCAGGTAGAGGGTCGTCGCGTCGGGCGGGTCGAGCTCGTCGTACTCAGCCTGCGTGATCCGCACGATGTCCGTGACCCCATCGCCGAGCACGACATCCTCGAGCGTCGAAAACGCCCCGCGCATGTCGCCGCCCCAGCCAACCGTCTCGTCGACGGTCCCGGCGATGTCGGTGATGTCCTGGCGGGCCATCAGGCCGCCGCCTCATAGGTGCCAGTGACGAGTATCCAGTCACTAGACGACCAGATAAAGGGCGACGTCGCGGTGACGATGCCCGTCGTTGGGTTGTAGAGGAACGCGATATTGGCCGCCGTCCCAGCCCTAGCAAAGCCACCCAGCCATGCATTCGCACTTCCGTCCTCATAAGCAGCGGCGAAGACCGGGCGACCGGACGTAGTGAAAGGCAACCCGATACCGGGGTTGCTCCCGATAGACGATGTCGAACCGGTTTGGAATTGATACCGGAACTGGACGCTGCGCCCCTGGCGATGGTAGGCGGCTACACGGATACCGTTGCCAACGGTGATATTGCTGTCGGCCGGGGTGTAGAGGGTCCACGCGCCGATCTGCCCCGTAATCACCCATTCGGTCCCGTCGTAGATCAGGCTTCGGTTCGTGTCGGTCTCGAAAATTTGCATGCCCTCGAACGGCGACAGGGGACGGGTGGCCGAGGTCACCACGAGCACGCCGCCGCCGTTCACGACCGACTGGCGCCGCGTGTCGGTGATGTCGCCCGTGCCGATCGACGACGACTCGGCTGCCGGCACGAGGATCGTCGCCAGCCGGGCGGCGCCATCGGGCACCGCCGGCGCCACGGGCGACGCCGCCGGCGTGCCCTGCGTCACGACGACCTCGGCCTTCGAGAACCCGCTCGAGTCGAACTCGTCGTCGTAGACCCGGAGGTCAATGCCGTCGATGCGGGGGTTCGAGGCGTGGCCGTTGGCGATGGGCACGTCGCTGTTGCCCGACCCGACGTAGGGATCGTTCCGGTTGTGCACGATGAACGTGCCTTGCCCGGCCTCACCGGGCACGACGTAGCGGTCGCCGGCGGTGCCCGACCCGACCCGCACCGTCATGTTCGGCGAGGCCTGCTGCTGCACCTTGAACTCGTCAGCGTCGGCGCCCGGCATGAGGCCCTCGGTGAGAATGTCGTTGATCAGCCGGTCGTCACGGGCCGACAGAGGGGCGCCCTGCAGGCCGCGGATCGTGAGGGCTTGCGCCATGGCACTCCTTCAGAGGTAGGCGTCGCGGGTCTGAGCCGTGACGGTCACGCCGACGACGTCGCCGGAAGCGCGGAACCGGAGGGCGGCGCCACCAGGTGCGATCGGCCAGAAGGCCGAGCCGGCAACGGTGTTCCACCGGTTCGCGCCGTCGGTGAAGAGGACGGTGCGGCGCGACGGGTGCGTGTCGATCACGAGCGTCGAGCCGGCCGGGATGGTGAGGCCGGAGAACGTGATGTCCTCGCCGGTGGTGACGTTCTCGATCTTGACCGGGGTCACCGTGCCGGAGCTCGGCCCGGTGATCACGAAGCGCGGCCATGTCTCCCAATCGCCGTCGTTCGGCACGTCGGTCGTGAGGCCGACGCCACTGGCGCCGTAGTCCTTGTCGTAGGTCACCGGGTAGGACAGACCGCCCGATCCGACGAAGACGGGCACCACGGTCGACGTGAGCTCGACGCCGTAGACGACCGGATCGGACGACGACCACTCGATCGCCGCTCGAGCCGAGCCGTAGACGAAATCGAGGTCGGTCGGGAGGCTCCGGCGCACCGGTCGGGCGAACGTCAGCACCTTCGTCCCGTCCCGGCGCATGGTCACGAGCTCAAGCTCGGTCGAACGGGGCTGCGTGAGGCGCTTGAGCCGGTTGACCTCGGCCTGAATGTCGGCGTCGGTGAGGGTGCCGGCGTCGTGCTCGAGGTACAGGGTCATCGCCAGCCGGCGCCCCCGCAGGAGGGCCGTGCCGGGGATCGAGCCGTGCGTGCCGGCGAGCGGGTAGTCGGCCGTGTCGAGGTCGGGCAGGGTATCCCATCCGTCGACCGACTCGATGCCCCACGAGGTGTCAGGGCCGAGGAGCTCGCCGTCGTATTCGTGCTGGTACGGCTCCGTGATCAGGTCGCCGACCGCCATTACCGCACACCGGTCGGGGCGAGCTGGCGGCGCCGGTCATGCCAGTCGAGCTCCCGGGCGAGCTCCTGCCGCGACCCGACGAAGTTGGGGAAGACGTAGGTATTCCCGCCGCTGGCCTCGCCTCGAGGGATGACCCGCTCGCCGACCTGCAGGATCGCCGGCCGCTCGTCGGCCCGCAGACCAGGCATGCGGGCCCAGGAGGACGAGACGACGCCGCCCTCGTGGGCAACGTGGGCGTGATCGAAATGCCCGGGAACCTGCCACAGGAGTTCGCGCCACCCGCCGATCTGACGGAGCCGGCGAACGAAGGCGTCGACCCGCCCCGTCGGGCCGACGATGTCGACGGCCGGGTTCGACCGGTCCATGTGATACGACGTCGGGCTCCCGCCCACGCGGCGGTTGTGCGCCGGCGAGCGGTAGGTCGACGAGATCGACAGTCCCGGCGGAAGAATCGACTGAATCTTGGCGAGCGTGGTCCCGCCCCGCGGCCTGCCGAACCCGTCGCCAACGCCAGGAATCTTGCTGATCGCCCCGCTGATCGCCCCGCCAATCGCCGACCCGATCCCGCCGGCGGCGTCACGGATGCCAGAGACGAACCCGCCGAGTAGCTCGCGGCCCTTGTCGTAGAGCACCCGGCCCAGGTTCCCGACGGCGTTGACGATGGTCTGAGGCAGGCGCCGGAACCAGTCGAACAGCTCCTCCTTCTTGACGCCGATGCCGTTGAGGATGCCGCCGATGAAGGCGAGGCCCATCTGCACCGTGGCCGCCATGAATGCCGGCGCGCCCTTGAGCACGATCCACGCCGCCGCCGCCGCCACGAACACCGAAAGCTGGCTGAGGAGCCCGGGCAGGCGTGGGGCGATCCACTCGACGAAGGCCCGACCCCACTCGCCGAGCTTCTGGCCGAGAGTCGGGAGGCCGGTGCTGATCATCCATTGCGCGGCCACGGAGATGTACCGACCGAGCTCCTGCAGGAACGGGCCGATGCGGGGGCCGATCCACGCCACGAAGGCGTTGCCCCACTGCTGCAGCTTGGCCCAAAGCGCCGGAAGGCCGACGGCGCCCATCCAGTCGACGCCCCTCGAGACGAGCGAGCCGAGGCCCTTGAGGAATCCCTCCTCCTGGATGGTGCCGACCACGCCGGCGATCGAGTCGTTCACGTGACCGAGCGCAGTGACGAAGGGGGCCGCGAACCGGCCGGCCGTGTCGAAGGCACCGGGGAGCTTGTCGCCGAGCCAACTGGCCCCGGCCTCGATGATCGGGATGAGCTTCTCGCCGAGCTGCTCCTGCAGGTTCCCCCACACGACGCCGAGACGCTCGCCGGCCGTCGCCTGGGCGGCGGCCGAGCCGGAGAACTGCTTGTCGAGCTCGGACAGGATGAGCTTCTGAGCGCCGAGCGTGTCGCCGACGGCGACCATCGCCTTAACCTGTTCCTTCTGCTCGGCGGTGAAGGACACGCCCGCCCGGGACAGCGCGGTGAGGCCCTTGATCGGGTCGTTCAGGGCCTTGCCGACCTGGATGCTGGCGCCCTTCATGTCGGTGCCGAGGGCGACGCTCATATCGAGGGCGGCGGTCGTGGCCCGGTTGAAGATGTCGTTGCCGGCGCCGATCTCGTTGCGGACCTTGCCGAAGGTGAGCAGGACGTTCGCCCCGCTCTGGATCATCTCGTCGTCCTGGGCCGTCTTGTTCGACAGGGCGGTCGACAGCTTCGCCACCTGGTCGGCGGTGACGTTCGACGCCCCGCCCATGGACTTGATCACGGCCTCGGTCTGCTTCGTGACCTTCTGACTCTCGATGGCGGCGTCGTAGAGCTGCTTGCCCATGGCGACAGCACCGGCCCCGACGCCGGCCAGGCCGAGGGCAGCGACGCTGGCAAACTTTCCCATCTTCGACCCGAACCCGGACGCCGACTTGCTGGCGCTGCCGAACATGCGCTCGAGGCCCTTCGAGTCGCCGGCGAGGACGACGGTGAGCTTGCGGTCAGCCATGCTCGCCCTCCTTCGTCACCGGCGCGCCTGGCGGGCCGCCTCCCGGCGCTGGCGTTCGGCGTTCTCCCGGTAGACCCGTAGGGCCGCCTTGAACGTGAGCACCTCGTCCCACGTCAGGCCGCCCTCTTCGGGGGTGAGGCGGACCTGTGACGGGTGGAGGTGGAAGACATGCGCCAGCTCGGGCCAATCGCCCGGCGGCGGAAGGGTCAGGTCGTCGGCGTCGTCTCGCCCGGGGCGGCGACGCCGTCGCCTTCCGGGCGGCCGGCCTCGGCGTCCTCGTCGGGCTCGTCGTGCATCGGCTCGACCTCGAGCTCGTCAGCCTTGATCAGGCGACGGGCCTCCTTCTCGGCCTGGGCGTACCGGAGCTTGCGCTCGCCCATCTTCCGGCGGGCCGTCCACCACAGGACGACGACGGAGTCGGACCCGAACGATCCCAGGAACGCCGTCACCGGCATGCCGATCTCCCGTCGGGCCGCCATGTCGTCGCCGGGGCCGAGGTCGTCGAAGCGCAGGGACACCGACCGATCCCGCCACCGGAAGATCATGCCGACGGGGCGCTCGTCCTCCTCGTCGAGGTCGTCGTCGTCGACCTCGAGGCCGTCGGGGGCGTTGCTCATGGGGCGCTCTTCCTTCCATCGGGAAACGCTCGGCGCGTGAGGTCGTCGATCATGCGCTCGAACATGGCGACCCATTCGCGCTGCTCGCGCTGGATCGTGAAATAGACGATCCGGTCGGTGCCGCCGCCGAACTGATTGCCGCCCCACTCAGGAAACTGATTCCAGCCGAGGACGGTGCCCCGGCTCGTGGCACGCGGCTGATCGTGGCCGGCGCCGAAGTTGGCGCCGAGCGCCATCGGGTAGCGGGCGCCGCCGATGTGCACCTTCGACGCCCGCTGCTCGGCAGCCGCCTTGATCGACGGCGCGATGTGCGCCGCCGTCGAGCCGAGCGACTGCGCCCGGGCCCGCATCCGAATTGCCATGTGCTCGGCCGCCGCCTTGTTCGTCTTCTGCAGCTCCCGGGGGAGCGATGCGTCGATCGCCCGGAGGTCGCGCTGCAGCTCGGCCAGGCCGACGACGGAGACGGCCTGCGACCGGTCGGTCGCCACCGATCAGGCAGCCGTGTCGGCCGACTGGTACTCGATCGTGACGGCGACCTGGCTGTCGTCGTCGAGGGCGACACCGGTGAGCGGTTGCGTCGGCTCGGCGCCGCTGGCGTCGACCTGGGGGGTCTCGCCGCGCCACTGCACCTCGGCCAGCGTCACCCGCAGGAACGCCGTCTCGGGCGAGTCGACGACGGCACCGGTCCATTCGGCCACGACCGGTACCGTCTCGCCGGAGACGAACAGGTCGTAGAACGTCTCGTCGGTGTAGTCGAGCTCGAGCTCGATGCCGTACTCGGGGTCAGCGGTGCGGACCGGGACCTGCTTCAAGCGGCTGCCCCGCAGGCGCCGGCGCTCGGTGTCGAGGCCCCGGTTGGCCGAGATCGTGAGCGACCGGGCGGGCACCTCGGTGCCGTCGATCGTGACGACGAGGTCGGGCCAGGCGTACTCGAGGTTGTCGGCCGGGTAGACGGCGGCGGCGGCGGCGGTGGCCGTCTCCTCGTCCTGGCTGTCGAGCGTGAGGTTGAGCTTCAGGTACTCGTCGACCGCCTGCGTGAGCTCCCACGCTGAGACGACGGTGCCGGGGTAGGTGAAGGCCTTTGTGCCGCTCTCCTTGCCCCGTACGACCTGCAGGCTGAGGGACTCCGACCCGAACTGCTGCGTGCTCTCAAAGGTCTGCAGCCACGCATCGGTGGCCCCGACCTGTGCGATCGCGGCGTTGTCGAGCATGGCCCGGAAGAGCATGCCGAACCCGGATTGCATCACCGTGAGCGGCAGCGTGCCCTCGGCGCCGAGGCCGATGGTGCGGACCTCGGCCGAGCGCCGGGTCTCGCGGCCGGCCCGGAGGCCCTGGCGCTCGAGGTACTGGTTCACCCGGCGGGCCGGGTCGCCTTCGGCCTCGAACGATCGCGTGCCGGCGACATAGGTGCCGTACACGGTCTCGCGCGCGACGTTGACGTAGCTGTCACGGTTAGCCATCGGTCACTGCTCCTTCGGGTGCGGCCGTGGCCGTCTTCGGGGGTTTCGGGGGCGGGGGCACGGCGGCGAGCTTCCACTCGTCACCGAGCACGAGCTCCTCGGGCACGTCGACGGTCTCGCCTCGCCGCACGGTCTGCGTCCGGCCCGAAGGCAGGACGAGGTCGACGGCCGGCAGGCCGCCGGCGTAGGTGACGCTCTTCATGGCTGGCCTCCTAGGGCGAGGAATGATTAATACATCTCACAGTCACTCGCAGTGTTCTTTGACCGGGCATGTGCCGAGGCGGGGGGGAGGGGGGAGGGATGTTCAGGCCAGCGCATGGGCATGGGCGTGATGTCAGGCGAGGGTCGTCTGACAGGTCACTTGCACGCGGGCGATGGCGGTGGAGCCCTCGTCGGTCGGCTCGGCGTCGGGGCCGTCGATCTGACTGACCCGGGCACCGCCGGTGAGGCCCTCGAGGGCGTCAAGGTGAGGATCGTCGGCCAGGGCGTCGCGCACGTAGCCGGCGAGCTCCTCGCACCGCTCCTCGGCGGCCTGGGGGTCGAGCTGGCCGGGCGTGGCGGCGACGATCCAGACGTCAACGTCGAAGGTGTCACGGACCCGCTTGCGGCCGCTCTTCAGGCCGTCGATCTCGACGGCGCCCCGGACGGCGCCGATCCATATGCACTCGTGCTCGAGATCGCGGGCCGGCCACCCGTAGGCGACCTGCACGGGCTGGCCGTCGGCCCGGAGGGGTCCGGCCGCCTTCAGGAGGGTGACGAGGCGGGCCTTGACGGAGGAGCGGACGGGGATAGTGGCCGGCACGTCAGCCGACGCCCGGGTGGCGCACCGTCCACCGCGACAGGGTGGCGTCGATCCAGTCGGTGCCGACCTTCGTGAGGCCGGCGGTGGCGAGGCGGTAGGTGCCGCCCTCGGTCACGGTGAAGGACGTCGCCCGGTCGGGGATGCCCGACGAGGCGGCGTTCAAGCGCCACCGGGTGCGGGCCATGGCTGCGCGGACGATCTCGGCCGGCGGCCGGTCGAGGCCGTGCTCCCACTCCACCGTGAGCGGGTAGGCCGAGAAATGGCCGGCGAGGACGCCGTAGCTGTAGAGCTCGAGCTCCTCGAGCTGCGCCTGCGTCCACGCCGTGCCCTCGACCGTGATCGAGCGCACCGAGCGGAGGTCGGCGTAGGGCAGGAGCACCTCGCCGGCGGCGGGCGCCGGCAGGCGCCTCCGTTCATAGCGGGGCACGAAGGCTCGAGCGCAGATCGCCTCGAACTCGGCCTCCGTCTCGGCCCGGGCCCGTTGGATCGTGGGGGTCGGGTAGCGGGCCTGATCGGCGAGCGTGGTCTCGACGGCGCGCAGGTCGGCGACCGTGAAGTAAAACCCGCCGACGATCTCGGCGACCGTGGTGCGCTCGGTCGTGCCATCAGTCCACGTCGCGACGAGCCAGCCGAGCTCGGCCGTGTCGGCGGCCGGGACGGTAACGGTGCGGGTGGTGCCGTCGCCGGTGGTGGCCGTGCCGGCCGGGAGCACCTCGTCGCCGGCCGCCGTTTCGACGGTGACGGTGACGGGCGTCTCCGGCGCGGCCGGCTCGCCCAGGGCGTCGAGCCAGGTGACCGTGAGCGTCGCAGGAACGCCTCGGAGCGTCCGGTGGTCAGCGATCACGGGTCACCTCCTCCCGACGCCTCTGAGCGAGCCTGGGCGGCGTCAGCGGCCGCCGCGACGGGGGCGGTCGACCCGCTCCGTCTCGACGGCGGTCTCGACGGTGACGGCCTGGCCCTGCTCGGGCGTCTCGGCCGCCGTCTCGACGGCCGTGGCCGGCTCCTCCTCGGTGCCCCGCTCGATCGCCCGGTAGCGATCGAGGACGACGCGGCGCGCGGGCGTGACGGTGCCACCGGGCGGGACGAGCTGCACGCCCGTCACCGGGCGGGACTCGACGACCTTGCCGGTCTTCGAGTCGTACCACACGCCGCTCTTGCTGGTCTCCTGCTCCTGGGCCATGGGGCCCTCCTTCACGTTCTCGACGGATGGGCAAGGCGAACCTGAGCGAGCGGGCCCGGCGAAAGGCCCGCCCGCTCAGATCGTCGACCGGCGTCTTACGGGCCGGCGTTGAACGTGATCTCGAGCACGCCCTTCGGGTCGAAGAGGCCGAGCCCGACCCGTGCCTCGAGGAGCAAGGTCAGAATGTTCGAGGTGAAGTTGCTCGCGTGGCTGTCGGTCATGTAGGCCGTCGGCGCCTGGCGGTCGAACACGGCCACCGCCATCGGGTCGACGAGCATGGCCGTCCCGGCGGCGATCGCCGTCGAGCGAACCTGCGTGAGGCCCCACGCCGTACGGGCACTCTCGCCGGCGACGTTGGGCACGGCGTGCAGACCGGCCACCGCCTCGTTCGTCAGGTCGAACGTCTCGGCGTCGGTCGGGTTGAGCACGATGATCTCGGGCACGACCTCGTTGTTCTCCATGGTCGTGATGCCCTTGCGGATCGAGACGTGCCAGCCCTCGGCCCCGGCGGGCGCGTGCGTCAGGATGCCGGTGCGGTTGAGCAGGCCCTCGAGGTTGGGCGAGACGCCGTCGCCGTTGATCGCCTGGGCATCGGCCCGGCGACGCAGGGAGTAGCGCAAGCGCCCGTCGAGATAGCCGCGGATCTGCGGCACGTCGGCCGCGGTCTGGCGGGTGATGTTCACCCACGCGGCGATGGTGGCCGCCGCCTCGGTGACGACCGTCATGGTGATGCCGGCCTGGGGCTTGGCGCCGGCCTCGGCCACCTCGGCCGCCTTGTCGCTCATGTCGGCCTGCGGCGACTGATCCTGCACGTACTCGACCGAGCCGACGCCGATCGGGATGTGGGGCAGGAGGTCGAGCAGGTAGGTACGACGGTCGAGGAAGTCCCGGCCGATGCGGCTGAGGCGCTGCGGCACGACGAAGGCGCCGCCGGAGGTCGAGCCGAGGGTCGTGTTCGTCACGGCGCGGAAATCGAGGCCGGGGAGGTCGACGGCGAACTGCCCACGAGCGCCGCCCTCGGCCCACTTGCGGAACTCCTCGGTCGTGAACCGTTCGCCGATGCTACGGGTGTCCTCTACCTCGCCGCTGTCGCGGTCGGCCACGGCACCGAGGAAGGCGTCGAGCCCGTTGCCGATGGCCTCGGACCGGGCCTCGATCTCGAGGTTGGCCGTGATCCGGTCGTCGATCGCCTTCAGCGCGGCGCGCTTCTCGTCGATGACGACCTTCTCGTCGTCGGTGTAGTCGCGCTTGTCGTTGGTGGCGGCCTCGTCGATCTGACGAAGCTCGCCCTGCAGCTCTGCGCGGGCCTTGAAATTCTCCCGCACGATGTCGATGACGCTCATGCTGTGCCCTTTCGTGGGGCTCGGGTGGTACCGGATGGGGGGTTCGCCGTCGGTGCCGTGCGGGCGGCCGTCAGCTCGTCAGCCAGGTGAGGCGTTCCCGAACGACGGTGGGGGTGTCCCGGCCGTCGTCGTCGCTTCGCTGGCTGTCGTCGTCCCGGGGGACGATCAGGGTGGCGAGCTCGCCGGCCGCAGCGGCGGCAACGAGCACGTCGAGATCGAGGCTGCGCTTCTCGGCGAGGGAGCGCAGGGCGGAGGTCGAGTCGGTGTAGGCCGGGAAGGTGACGGGTCCGACGTCGCGCAGGGCGACCGCCTTCAGAGTGCGGAGCGGGAACCCTTGCTCGGTCTCGCCCCATTCGTCCTCGACGACCCGGAACCCGAAGCTCGAGCCGGAGACGTCGCCCCGCTCGAGCAGGGTCGCCACGTCCCGGCCGGAGACGGTGTCGGGCAGGTCGATGTCGTAGACGAGGCCGGTGCCGTCCTCCTCAGCCCGGAGCGTGCCGGCGGCCAGCCGGCCGAGCACGTGGTTCTCGTCGTGGTTGAAGAGGGCCCGAATGTCCTGCTCCTGCAGCGTCTTGGCGAAGGCGCCCGGGGCGACCCGCTCGACGAACCCACCGAGGTTCTGAGACAGCTTGTTGAACACAGCGGCGTAGCCGTGCGCCTGGCGCTTGCCGCCCTCGGCCCGGAGCTCGACCGGCTCGGTCAGGGTGCGGCGCTCGATCGTGGAGGTCATGTCGGACCACCTTCAGGTCGTGAGGGGGGGACGTCGCCCCACGGAACGGGCGGCAAATCTTCGAGGGCGCGCTGCTCGTTAATCGTCAGGAACCCCGTGTTGATCCCGACGGCGCCGGCGTCGTAACGGTCCTTCAGCGACGCCCGGAGGAGGGCGTCGAGGTTCAACCGGACGAAGACGTCAGGCAGGCCGTGACTCGTGAGGAGCCGGCCGTGCGCCTCCTCGATACGGTCGATCCACGGCCGGAGCGAGAACTGCCCGAAGGCGAGATTTTGCTCGGCGAGGCCGCTGCCCCACGACGTCGAATTCGAGGCGTCGGCGATCAGGTGGGGAGGCACGCCGAAGATGCGGGCGACGTCGGGCACCTGAAACGCCCGGGTCTCGAGGAACTGCGCGTCGTTCGGCTGAATGGAAACCTTCTGCAGCTTCGCCCCGCTGGTCAGCACGCCGACCTTCTGCGCGTTGCCCACGCCGGCGTGCTTGCCGTTCCACGTCTCCCGAAACCGGTCGGCCGCCTCCTGCGTCATTTCGCCGGGGGCCTCGATCACCGCCGAGGGCAGGGCGCCATGGTCGAAGAACGACTCACCGAACCGTTGGGCGGCGAGGCCCAGGCCGATCGTCTCGCGGGCGTAGGCGATGGGCGACAGGCCGGTGACGCGGCCGGGGAGGGTCATGCCCTTGACGTGGAGCACGTCGGTACGGGGGTCGAGCGGCACGCCCTGGGCCTTGTACGAAACGACGTTGCGCTCGCGCTTCACCTCGACGAGGTCGGGGTCGAGCACGACGAGATCAACCGGCACGCCGAGGCGATCGCGCGGCGTGAGCACGTAGGCGTTCCCGTCGGTGAGGAGGGAAAGCATGAGCTGCGACAGGTAGTCGATCCGGCTGCCCTGGGGCGGGTCGAAGGACAGGTAGCCGGGGCGAGGGCGGTAGGGGCGCCGGGTGCCGCCCTCCCGGCGGAAGGTGTCGAGGGGGAGGGTCGACACCGCCTCGGACAGGAGCCGGAGGCAGGCGAACACGGCCGACAGGCGCATGGCCTGGTCGACGTTCACGACGCGCCAGCCGTTCACGCCCGGTTGCCAGACCATGCCCTGACTCCACGACCCGGTGCCGGGCGTGCCCTGGTCGATCTCGTCGACGATCGACCGCCGCTCGAAGAGCTGGCGCAGGACGCTCACGGGCGCCGCTCAGGAGCGAGGTCGAGGCCGGCGGCCACGAGCAGGAGGCCACCGACGATGAACGCGGCCGGCTCGTAGATCAGCGCGGTGCCGGTGATCACGAGAGCGATGCCGACGACGAGGAGTAGCGCGGCCATGGTCACCTCCTCGTCAGATCGTGAAAAAGTCGGCCGGCGGCGGCGGTGCCTCGACCGGCTGCAGGTGTCCCCACCGGGCGAGGGTCACGGCCACGAGCGGGGTGATCACCACACCGGCCCGGCGATCCCATAGCCAGGCGTCGCCGACCGTCCGCTGCGTCGCCCCGATGGCGGCGGCATCGAGCTCCGGCGTGCCCAGGTGGCGCACCTCGTGGGCGACAATGGCGTCGTACAGGTCGCCGGCGGCCTTGACGTGGTCGGCAGTCGAGGCCTCGAGCACGGTGACGCCCCGGCCCTTGAGCGTGTCGATCATGGTGGCGGCGGCCGAGCGGGTGTCGATGACGATCGCCCGGGCCCCGTGCTCGTGGTACATCTGATCGACCCGGTCGAGGACCCACCCGGCGCCGGCGCCATGGTCGGCCACCTCGAGGGCGATGCCGCCGTCCCGGCATGCGCCGGCGACGCCGATCGACGCCCACGACCGGTCGGGCGTCATGTCGACGGCCAGCGTGACCGGGGCGAGCATCCAGCCCTCGAGCTCGGCGCCGGCGTAGCGGGTAGCGGTCCAGTCGTGCGCCGGGATGACCGGCTCGGCCGTCTCGTCCTCGTGCCAGATGGTCAGGTGCTCCCGGGCGAAGTCTTCCGGCTCCATGGCGGCCCGGAAGGTGGCGAGGGTCTCCTCCTCGAGCCGGATGCCGAGGCCGGGGTTCGCCGCGTACCACGCCGCCCGGTCGTCGAGGCTGACCTCCGGGTCGGCACTCCACTCGAAGTAGGCGAGACGGGGATCGCCACCGGCCCGGCCTCGACGGCAGAGTCGGCGCAGGGTCTCGGACTCGAGGATCGGGAGCGGGGCCGAGCTCGTGTACCACGTCTGCGGGTTCGGCACCGCGGCTTGCGTCGGCAGGAGGGCCGACAGCATGGCGGCCGTGAGGCGGTAGGCCTCGTCGAGGTAGAGCGTGTCGACCGTGAAGCCTCGGCCGGAGCCGCCGGTGCGGGCGACGAACTGCATGCGGGGCCCGCCCCGGAGCTCGATGCTCATTTCGACGTTGTTCTGCAGCACCCGCTTGACCTTGCGACTGAGGTCGGGCGTGCCCTCGATCAGGCCGAGCACCCGGCGCATCGCGTTCGTGGTCGTCTTCATCTCGTGGGCGCTGTAGAGCTGCACCGGCTCCTCGAAGATGAACAGGCCGGCGAGCTGACGGGCCTCGAGGATCGAGCCCTTGCCGTTCTGGCGGGCGACGATCAGGCCGACCTCGGGGGAGGCCCACCGTCGGTCAGGTCGCTCGCCCTGCGCTCCGACGAGGACGTCCTCCTGCCACGGGTCGAGGATCAGGCCCGCCGTCGCCGCCAGCTCGACGGCGTCCTCGCCCGCGCTCGTCGGCGCCGGCGGGATGCTCCGGTACCTCGCCGGCACCATGTCGAGCACGGCGCCGCGCGGCGATCTCGTCAACGGCCGACCGCTCCGGCGGCGTGATGGTGGCGAGGTGCTCGATCACTGCCCGGAGCTCCTTCGCCACCGGCGCCGTCGGGATGGACGCCGGCACCTGACCGCCGCATGCCGCGCATCGCACCTCCGGGTGGTCGAGCAGGCCGGCGAGGTGGTCCCGAAGGGCCGTCAACTGGCCGGCCAGGTCGTCGGTTGCCATGGCGTCAAGGAGCGGCGACACCGGCGCCTTTCGCTTCGTCATCCTCGAGCCCTGCGGTAGTTCTCGAGCGCCGTGACGGGCTCGAGGTGGTCCGGGTTCACGCAGGCCTTCACCTGACAGAGATGGTCGAGCGTCAGCCCTTCGGGGATCGGTCCGCGCCAATGGGTGTAGGCCCAACGATGGGCCCGGCCGAGCTTCCCGTCCCAAAACACGCCGTAGCCCTTGTCCGTGGTGGCACCGGTCCAGAGCCAGCACCCACCGGGCTGCCGGTCGACCTTGACCTCGAACCGCTCGAGCGCCGTGCCACGCCGGCCGAGGGCGACATGCTCTTTCCGCTCCGGGCCATGGGTCTGCCGGAAACGACGGCGGTGCTGCTCCCGGTAGAAGCACGTCATCGAGCAGTAGCGCCGAGACGCAGTGACGTCCGACGGGATGATCGCATCGCAGTCGGTAGACACGCAGGTACGTTGTGCCACGTCGGCACCTCCTCAAGGGTGTCGGCCTGGCCCCGGGCTGTTGGCGCAGCGCCGGGGCCGCTTCGTTAACCGGCTCAGATTTCCGCGCTTGGAAAAATCCGGGCGACA